ACAGCTGGATCATCTGGAAATGTCCTGACTAGTGATGGGACAAATTGGCTGAGTTCTTCTATTCAATCAGCTTCAACTTTTACACCTGGTATAGCTTTTGGTGGTGGAACAACTGGAATAACCTATACTACTCAAGTAGGTCAATATGTAAAAATAGGAACATTGGTTTTTATTTCAGGGACAGTAACTTTATCTAATAAAGGTTCTTCAACAGGAACTGCAACTTTGACAGGATTACCTTTTACAACTTCCAACTCTACAACAACACAAGAAATCACCGTTAGTTTGCGAGCAGCAATAACTCTAACCGCTGGATTTACATGGGTAACAATAGCTATTCCAACCGGAGGAACAACTGGAAATATCGATGAATGTGGTTCAAATCAATCTAGAACACAATTAGACAATACGGCTTTTGCCAACACTTCTAGTTTTGCTTTTTCTGGTATTTTTACCACCACATAATATAAAATATATTATAATTATACCCATTTCTTTTTTTTCATATCGAAGTATTTTTTAGGGTTTTCAAAGAACTTATAATAATGTTCGTCAAGCCATTCTTTAGCTTCATCAAGATCATGAAAATAGAGAGTAAATGATCTGCTTTTGTGAGTCATTCTCACTCTAAAGATATTATTTCCACTTGGATAAACCCTATTATATATATTTGCATATTTATCTATTTCTGAGTTTGACATGGACATAAATTACAGTGTTGTGGTTGACATACAAAATAATGACCATGGTAATAAATAAGCATTATTCCGTCTCCGTCTTGCCATATAGTAGCGTTAGATTTTGGCTCATAGACAGGTTCTTTTTCCTTAGATTGAAGAGAAAAACATAAGCAAATAAATATAAAAATTAGATACTTCATTTTTCCTGCCATTCCCAATCATTTGCTAATACATCATATATCGTTAAATAAAAACTGCCGTAAACATGATCTTTATCACCGCATAAAGAACCAGATTCTGGCCTAGATTTTCTATAAATCCGTTTACCTTCTCGAAGATATGTCATAGCTTCTTCTAGGATCATTCTTTCTCTTTCCTTTTAATTCTTTCTTCTACAATAGCATCTGCCAATGTTTTACCTGTTGCTAACCAAAACATTCTCTCTTCTAATGAAAGAATTTTTTCATCAAACGCATCCATTCTTTTTTCAAACTTATCTATACGTAAATTTAAATCAATTTTAAAGTTTCTAAGAAATCCATATACAAATCCTATTACTGTAACTGTTGCTCCGACGGCGGTTAAAATTGTTGCTGCATCCATCTTTTTTCTTCCTAGTTATTAAAATATTATGTTATACAAAAAATCAAATGTAAACATAGTCTAAAACATATTGTAAGTCAAGGTGAACATGAAAGAAAAGAAAAAAGAGAAAAAAGTTTCCAAGGTCATGCACGAATTTGGAGAAGGAAAATTACATAGTGGATCAAAAAAAGGGCCAGTAGTTCAGGATCAAAAACAGGCGGTTGCTATAGCATTGTCAGAGGCTCGTAGAGCTGGCGCAAATATTCCTAAAAAAAAGTAGATAGATTATCCAAATTAATTGGCTCCTTAAATAACTCTGGAGTCACAAGTAAAAATTACAAGGAAATTATAAATGGACAAGAAAATCAAGAAAGTAATCGGAAAAGAAAAAGATGCTGTAAAAGAGACTAAAGAACTTTTGAAAATGGATAAGAAACACGATAAAAAATTAGAAAAATGCGATATGAAGATGATGAAAAAAAAGAAATAGTCAAATCCATATTATTCTTATCTTTTTTAAGTTCGTTCATCCAATCAGGTTTCATAATATTATCCTTCCAACAAAACCCCAAAGTATTAAGGACATTTGAAGATTATTCAATTCACATTTCCTTCAATAATTTGATCCACCAAAGATTTACATTCCTGAATACAGAAGTTGATATTTCTATATGTTTTGTCAAAAAACGAACTTTTTTTAATGTTAAGTTTTTCCATCATTTCTTCATGTCTGTTTTTAATCTCTATTAATTCAGGACGTGTATTGCTTAACTTTTCACTAGAAGGACAAATATCATTAAGGTGTACACAATCAAATCCTATCCAATTTTCATTATCTTCATCTAATTGATTAAAAGTTATGCCGCCGTGAACATCACCTTTTAAATCTAAACCTTTTTTATGTAATTCTAATTCTAAAGGAACCTTCACATATCCACAAAGATAACCTCCAAACACATGAAATACTTTAGCGTATGGTTCTCGAACAGCAATTCTTTTTACCACGCAATGATAACCCTTGTATTCAAACTCTACTAAATCTGCTTCTTCAACCCATTCCCCATATCCCCACCACTCTAGCTTTTGATCACATGTAAAAGTGTGTTCTTGTTTTTTTATATTTTTAGTACTATTCAACCTTTCCTCCTTCTATATGAAAAACTTCTAATTCATCGTTCTCAAAAACTTCTTTAAGCTTTTCTTTTATATTTGAAACATCTTGATCCTTTGCATTAAAAACAAACTCTTGCTCATACCAAATGTCACTGCAATCCATATCCATAATTTTCATCAATTCATTAGCCTGTTTCATGTATTTATTTCGGAAAATGATCTTGAATCTATATTTCATAACTCATCTTCTGTCAAATTATGTTTTTGAAAAAATTTATCGATAAAATTTGACAAATCACGAATAGAAATGTCTCCGAAGTCTTTACCATCACACATTTTAGAAAATTGAATTATACCATCATAAAGTAAATATTTTTCATATTTCAATGGATCTTTATCCCATTTCATACTTTCACCCATCTTCCTTTTTAATCACCATCTCTACGAATTTATCTATAATTTCTTTCATATTCTTCCTATCAAAATTTTTTATTTGTTCATCGTTTAGACTACAAAAAACACCAAAAGTAAATTCAGAAAAACTCAATAATAAACCCTTTATCTGTTTTTTATACATCATATGAAGATGATTTCGATGCTCAAAGGTATCTAATAGATCTCTTACAATTTGTTCTTTATTTTCAATCATTTCTGATGCTCATATATGTAGTTGGTTCTTTTCTATATTTTTCTAGGTCTATAGACTTTATTTCAGGAATAGAATTATAGTCAACCACTCCTTTGCGTATCACCTTAGAAACTGTCACCCCTAATCCCTTAGTTGATTTACCATTAGCAAGAGAAATCAAAGATGCTCTTAAATGCTCTTCTTTTGCCTTCCACATATTAAATTGTTCTTTAGCATTCTTATATTCTTCGACATGCATACTCCATTGAAAATCTTCTCTGATAACATAGTCTTTATTTGTCATTTCAGGGGGAATGAGATTCATAAGGTTTTCAAAATAAAAAATATTTTCTTTCTCGTTCATTTCTTTGATAAACTTATCATCTCTATAGACTTCCCAATAAAACCAATCATCATTAGAACGAAAAGAAATAAAATAAATTCGATCTGTATCAGCTACATACATTTGCTTTTGAAGCTGGCATTGATAATAGGGTGCTATTTCTTTTCTTTTTGCCATCTCATGAGAAGATACACCGCATTTAATTTCTAATATTCTATTATTAGAATTCATTCCATCCAAAGAAGCTATCTGAAACGCATTCTTTCCATGTTCTAAGACAATAGGTTTGTAATCGGTATCCATATGATCGTTAAATGAATTTCGCGCTTCTTCTTCAAGTAAAGAGCCTTCTTTCATCTTTTCATTTAAAGTTTGAGATTCTTTAAACCCAAGTTTTTCTTCCCAACATTGATAGGCTGTACACCATGGATTTAATCCCATAATCTTAGCTGTGTCAGTCGCCGTAACTTTATTACGGCGCAAGGACAGCCAATCTGGTGTCCCTTGTTCGATATCAATTATTTTAGGTTTCATTATTGACTCCCGGTGGTTTAGGTAATGGCATCCAAAACTTTATATTATAATTAATACCTTCATAATTAGAGAACCATGCACGGTCATTTCTACCAAAAATACGTTCGATATAATATCCAATGTGATATTCCTTATTATGATAAAAAATAACTTCCTTTTCTGATTCAGGCAATTTATCCTCAACACTAATCCATTCACTCATTCAACCACCTCAACTTCTAGTTTTACATTTTCCATTTCTTTCTTAACTAATTCTTCTTGATAAGCTTTATAACGAGCCACTAACATATCTTTATGTTTGACAAACTCATTTTCTGGAAGATCATCGATCATATCGATATTGAATTTTGTCTTTAAATATTCTTTGAAATTCTTTTGTACTTCTGGTGAACATCCTTGTAAAAGTTGACTTAATTCAATGCCTTGAGAACTAGTAATGCTTGAGATGTAAAGCTGCTTTACATTTGATTTTGATTTAATATCGATTGTTTCTGTATCAGCTTGACCCATTTCTTCTTTAGTATAAATACCGTTAAATTCCCCGGGAAAGGCTTTCCTTAAAGCTAATGATTCAGCACATTTAGCCAATTGATTGTGTGGCATATCTGCCCAAAATGAAGTAAGTTTTTTTTGTCCTGTATTGAAATCTTTAAAGCCTTGAGCATATTCATTAAAAAATGCAACAGCAGCAATTTCATGCCATGTTCCATCTCGTGTTAATTTTTTAACATATGAGGTTGCAGACATAAGACTTCCATTTTTGTCATATTGAAAAGTTGGTTCTTTTCCCGGACAATAACATCCAGTTCTATCAGCTATCAACCTATATCCATCAATAGAAGTTTGAATCGTCATAACTTCGCGTCCAAGCTTTTTATCATTTCTTTTAACTGCATAAACTTGTTTCGAAAAAGGACATAATCCTGTTTTTTGACATACCTGTATGAACAATTGAAGTTCCTCATCTAACAAACCTTTACAGAACAAGTTTTTTATCAATTCAATTTGACTTGCAGTGAAGTTTGTGTTCTGAACTTCAAACTTTTCAATTTTTGCTAATGCTGACATATTTTTCTCCGTTTTGAGTCGGTTTCATTTTGTAACCGACTGATTTTTTTTAATTCTCTAAGCTCTAATTCTGCTGTTTTAATTTTTTTTAACAATTTTGTGTTGTTTTTAATCATCTTCATATGGCTCCGGATATTTCATTTCTTTTTCTCTATATTCTTCATCGAAACCATCAACATCATCTAAGACAGCTAATGCATGAAGAACGTTTAACCCTGAATCTTTAAATATCTTTGTGGCTCTTTCATAACCACAAAGATAAGACTCCGCGATACACTCTACATATTCCCCAATTTTTCTTTCTGCTTTTTCGGAATATTCTTGCATTAATCTTTCTAGGCTAAACTGTATTCTAGCCTCTTTATCCATGTACTCTTCAAACATTTGGTATGGTGTTGGAAATGCCATATTATTTTTCTCCTTGATTTACTTTATGGTTCATGCGATAATTCTAATGACATCATACGAAAGTTCGTATATTTAAATCAAGAAAAATTATCGACATAGGAATAAAAAAATATTATGATACTAAAAGAATACTTGCAGCAAAACGGAATTAGATTTACTTTCTTTGCCAAACGCGTAGGAGTGAGTCAACCCGCATTATCAGCTTGGATGAATGGAACCGTTACCCCAAGTATTTTTTATGCCTATAAAATTGAACAAATAACAAAGGGCGAAGTTAAGATCAAGGACTGGATTACAGAAGATACAGAGAAAAAAAGACAACCAAGAAGTAAAAAAGGGCCGAAAGAGAAAAAATGCGACGAATTAAGCGATCCTGAAAAATCTCCCGAAAAACTTCTCTCATAAAATACACCTTTGATGTAAATAGTAAATTTTAAACTAGATTAAAGGGATATTTTTATGATACAGGAATTTATACACTGCAAAAAATGCATTTCGAAATTAGAGAAATATGGAAATTTACCTCTAGATGTTTACCTGGGAATTTGCGAGCAATATGCCCAAAAAAACTCTATTTTTTGTGAAACAGGCAAAAGAGGGATGGGAGATACTATAATAAACTTCTTGGAAAGTAAAGGGTTTATTGTTACAACAGAGTGTTACGACGACAGTTTAGCTGTCAAACCGAATGGATATAGGGAATATGAAACAGAATATGACATTACAACTCATGAATTTTGCGCGTTTCGCGAAATCCATTAAGAACAAAAAAAAACCCCAGTTATTAGCTGGGGTTAATGATTCATCATTGACAAATCAAGGAGACTTATAAGAGGCTGTACCATCAGCTTACTTAAACGAAAACAAAATAATCTACCTGCAATATAATAAAACGCGTCGTTTAAGTCAAGCTTTTCAGTACAGTTTTTTCTAAGTCTCCTAAATAAAATAAAAAAATTAGGAGAAATCACGCTGTGAGTATACTCAGAATAGAACACAATAAAAACAACCCTTACGTAATTTTAAATAAAAAAGCGCTTGAAGATGGAAAATTATCATGGGCAGCAAAGGGATTATGGGCTTATTTAATGAGCCGACCAGACGATTGGAACGTTTCAGTTGTCCATCTTTCTAAAATTTATGAAGAAAAAGGTGGTGGAGAAAAAGCAATTTACACTCTTTTAAATGAACTTATTGAATGCGGCTATTGCGAAAGAAAGCAACCGCAAAGTGATAAAGGAAAATTTGAAAAAACAGAATATATTATATCAGAATTCAAAAAATGTTTACCGCACAGCCTTCAAAGGGACGCGGGTGAAAGGGTTGCCGTTGAAGCACCCCCTACTAATAAAGGAATTATACTAAGTAAAGAAAAAGAACAACAACATGTTGCTGTTTTTTTTGATTGCCTTGAGAAAACAGAAATTGAACAATACGAAAAAGTCTGGTTATCGAAAAACTATGATGAACCAACGGTTCGACATGCGGTTGCTTACGCAACCAATCCTAACACAAAAATCCGAACCTCTCTGATTCAAGTTATTAAATGGGCTTGCGAAAAGAAACCCGAGATTTCAATCTCAAAAGAAGAAGATGCGATTAAAAATAAAGAAGGAGCTCAAAAAATTAAAGACGAAGCAACGATTCCCAATGGTTGTAGTTTTGAGGTGTTAAATAAGCATATAGAGATTTGTTTTGGTGGAAATTCTATTTCGTTTGTGTTAGAATATTCCAAGTCTGGCTTCAAAGAAATGTTTAGAGAAGCTCTCAAAAAATATGGAATAAAACCAAAATAAGGAAATTTTATGGACGAAATGCAAATGCGAAAAGATATTAAATATGCGGTGGATAAATCTATTGAATATGCATATCGAAGAGGATATTCACATGGTTATGCTTTTGGACATGCAAATAAAGATAATGATGCTTTTTGTGAAAAAGCAGCTATTCTAAAATGGAAAGAAGATCTTACAGAAAAAACAGGTGCCCCAGGAACCCCTTTTAGAGACCACCCTATGGAATGGGATAGTACAATAGATGATATAAAATTTGATTTGATATAAACGCTCACAAGGATATTAAAACCATATCGAGCAAACCCTCGAAATGATCGACACACAAAGGAAAAGATGGAAGAAGAAATAGCATACGGTGAAAGTTTAGTTTATAGACCATCAAACTATCCAGGCCCAAAAGCTATGGATGCAACAATAGGAGTAAAATTTTCTAAAGACATATTTTTAATGAAATCTTTTTTGGATCAAAAAAACTTTAAATATAAAGAAGAAGATTTAGAAGATTCGCCCATGGGAAAAGGAATAAGAATAAAAAAATGACCCTTTTCTTTAAAGTACCGATTAAAACGATAAATGAAAGCAATAGCGCAGAGCATTGGACGAAGCGGGCAAAGAGACGGCGAATGCAAAGATATGTTGTTAAAGCGTATTTAAATGGTAAAATTAACGATTTTAGGATTCCATGTAGAATCAAGTTAACAAGAATCGCACCTTGTAAGCTGGATTATCATGATGGATTACCGATCAGTATGAAATCAGTAACCGACCAAATTTGCGATATGATAGTGCCTGGGTTGGCACCTGGTCGATCAGATGATAAAGGCTTCAAGATCGAATATGATCAAAAGCAAGGGCTGCCAAAAGAATATGCCGTGGAAGTTGAAATAGAGAATATGGAATGAATATGTTAATAAGAAATGATAGTCTTACTATAAATTTAAATAATGTTATAGGATTCAAATTTCATCAACAGATAATAATTTTTTATCTACCTTATTTGGATGTTTACAAAGAACCAGATGAAATTTGGCTTAATTTTAAAGATGATAAATCGGCTAAAAAAGCATTTGATAGAATCATCTATGCTTATGCAAATGAGTATAGAACTTTAGATTTGAGTGAATATGACGCCTGAAGAAGAAAGCCAAGAAATGATGAGAAAATGGAGACTAAAAGAATACCGGGAAGAAATTGATCGGCTTAGAAAAGAACTAATAGAAAAATGGTATCAAGAAAATATCAAAAAGATAAAAGACAACAAAAAATTTGAATTTGCTAAAAAACACTATCTTAATATGGATAGTTTTATGACAAGAGAAAGATCCTCAGAACAAATCTTATGGGAATGTTATAGATATGCACCCGATTGATAAATCTTCAATGAGTTTTGAACATTATTATCTTCAAGAAAAGATAGATAAAGAATATGAAGACGCTTTAGAGGCTAGAAAGTCAGATAGTCAAGATTTTATAAGGTCTTGTGAGACTCAACAAAAGAACTTTTCTTGTGAAGATTTAAAAGGTGATGTTCATAGCAATATGCCACCTCTGAACCGGGAGGAAAATAAGTAGGAGGTTTACCACAGCAACAGCAACGTTTTTTATCGATAACAGCGATTAGCTGGTGAAAGCTTAAGAGTGACATATAAACCTCTCTACAATAGCTAATCTTTCTTCATGATCTAACAATCCTTTTCCATTCTCATTCAAACGAGCATATGTACCTTTCCTTACCTTATCAAGAGATCCTTTGACTTTTGCTAGTTCAATACGTAGAGTATCTATCTCACACTGTTCTTGCGTCTTGAAAAGGTCTAATTGGATTGCATACATAAAATTACCAGTTCCAAAATGTTTTAAATTGACGTCACACCCCTATGATATGACGCCAAACATCATTGCTATCATAAAACGTTAATGACCATATCAAAACTGTCAATTAATGTAAACTTTTGTTGATATAAAATAAAACATTTGATAGTTTGCAGAAATTCTTTGCTTGAATTGGGCTACCTACACTGTGTAGGTAGCTCTTAAATTTACGAGAGGAAAGATCATTAAAATTACTCATGAAAGGTCTCTTTTAAAAATCTTTTCTCTCACTTTATCCAATTGATAAATAAAAGTCTTTAAGAAAATATCTAAACATGATATTTATCAATTGTTTTTTTTCATCGAGACTCCTTATCGACCTAGCTACAACTAGGTCGATTTTTTTTTATCAAATTTCTTTATAATCTTTTTCTTGCCATATTTTATTAAATTATTTACTTTGCGATCATGAATATACAATACATTCCTTTAAGCAAACTTAAGCACTACGAAAAGAACCCTAGGAAAATAGACAAGGTTCAATTCCAAAAGCTTTGTAATAATATACAAGCAGATCCTGATTTCTTTGCGATGAGGCCTTGTTTAGTAACAACGATAGATGATAGATATGTTATCTATGCTGGAAACCAAAGAGCAAGAGCTGCTAAAAAGATTGGGTTAAAAGAAGCCCCATGTATCATATCTGAAAATCTAAATGAAGAAACCATGAAGAAACGTATTGTCTTAGACAATCTTCATCACGGTGAATTCGATTATGAAATGTTAGCTGCTGATTATGATATTCCAGAACTTATAGAATTAGGAATGACAGAAAAAGATATGGGGATTATATCAGAGATAGAAGCTGATAAGATTGAAGAAGAGGAAAAAGAAGAAAAGCCTGAACAATGTAAAATGTGTCCTAAATGCGGATATGAGCTTTAAAATATGCAAAAAACAGAAGATAAAGAACCTATTTTGGGTCAAAAAGTAAAACTAAAAGCTAATGAATTTATTATTGATGCCTGGTGTACTTACAACCCTTTTGCTGAATTAGATGAGGGTAAACAATGGTATAAAAGTTTAGGGTGGTTATTTATAAACCCTTTAACAAATAAACTCACATGGGTACAATTAATGCCAGACGACATATATGAGTAACTAACTATGTCAAGACAACCATTTAATCCTGACAATCCTGACATGTTAGAAATATCTACCAAATATCATGGTAATATATCTCAGATAGCCAATTATTTCAATGTTTCTAGAGAAACAATCTATCAATATCAAAATAGAAATCCTATAGGAAAAAAGATTATAGATGAAGTTAGGGGGTATAATACAGAATTTGATTTAGATATTGCTGAACATGTTAATAGACATAACATGCTTAATTATAAAGATAGACCAGCACTAGCACAAAGAGCCGCTGAAAAGGTCTTAGACAAGAAGGGGCAGTCTCGTGGTTGGAAAGACCGACTTGAAGAAGTAGAAAAAGTATCCGATGAAATAAAAAATCAATATGATTCTTTGATTAAACAGCTAACAGATATGAAAATAGATAGGCAAAAATGCAAAAAAGAACAAGATGCCATAAATGCGAATTGATTATAGCAGATGATGAAGCGACACAATTATATTGGCTAAGACAAAATATAACCATTCTCTGTGAAGATTGTTTTGAAGAATACGAAATCTCTCCTGATTCAACAACCAAATTAATAGACTTTCTTAGAATGGATAGAAATGAATGGTCTAATCGAAATAAAAATCTTATTGATGTAAATTAAAACTTTAATTATATGTAAATTCTCCGCCCTGAGTCATGGGCAACTCGCTGTCAAGCGTTACAGACATTAGATATGTGAAAAAGACTGTAAGTTAGGCTCGGTCACCGCTCATATATCACAATAGTAACCTCATTTTTAGAGGTATATTATGTCTATCACGACAACAGGGAATTTGGGCCCCATGATTCTGCAGTCGCTTGCGCCTGCTATGCTTTATGTTCCAACCCCTACAATGAACTATATCACCGTATGTGATAAAATCTCAATGCCAGCAAATGGCGGTACAACATGCCGTTTTATGCGTCCAAGAGCATTGACACCACCGACTATTCAACTCGGTAATGCAGGTATTGATCCCCCAGCACAAGTTCCACAAAGAGACATCATAGATGCTCAAATGGCTTTCTTTGGTACTGGTTGTATCATTAACGAACAAGTTATTCTTCAAGACCAAGAGGGCGTATTAGCCTGGGTTTCAGAAAGACTTGCAGTTTCTATGAGACAGGCCGAAGATTTGATCCTAAGAGACTATATCATTTCTGCGGCTAGCACAATAAATGCTGGTGGTGGTTCAAATGGTGACAATCCAACTAACCTTGGTGTATCAGATTTTAGCTTAGTTGCTACTACTCTCGATACTAACAATGCCTACAAATTTATGTCTGGTATTGAAGGTATGGATAGATTTGGTACGGGTCCTGTAAGAAGTGCATATTTTATGCTTTCTTCTACAGAACTACAAACCGACTTTGATGGATTAACAGGATCTGGTTTCCTTTCACAATGGAACTATCCTACTAATGCATCTGCTCTACCATCCGAATATGGTTCAGTATTTAACATTCGTATCCTTACAAGCTCTGAGGCTCCTGTAGCTCGTGCAGCTTCTGCTAACGGTGCCGACGTTTATTATAATACTGTATTAGGTAAGCAAGCCATTACTCACATCAATCAAGATGGTTATAGCATGAATCTTATCTATAGAGATCCTTATTATTCTGGAATGTTAGCTCAAAACGCCACTCTTGCTGTTAAGTTTGCTCAATCGCAAGCGATCACTCAAGATACAGCGATTAGAAACGTATTATCAACCCGTATTTCAAACTTAAATCCGTAGGAGGGTAATATGGCTGAATATTCAAGAATTGCAAAAGGTCACTTCACCTCTACTGGTAATGCTCAAGTTGTTAACTTGCCATTTCAACCAGATTATATTGAATTGATCAACTATACCGCTGCTGCTGCAATGACCGATGATGTTGTTCCATTTGCAAAATGGGATATATCTATGGGTCAAGGCTTTGCGGTAATCGAACGAAGCACAGGTTCTGCGCTAGTTTCAGATGTTATTATAGCTAATGGATTTTCTACATTTGCAGCAGGACAACTGCTTCAATATGGACCTATTTATCAGCATACTGGATCAACTGATTTTAGTATCACTGCTGCAAGTCCAGCCGTTGTTACAACAACAAGTGCTCATGGATTAGCAACAGGTAACGTTATTGTATTCTCTAATTTGTATCAAACAGCAACAACAGGTATGCAGCAAATGGCTGGTATTCCGTTAACTGTTACTGTTACAAATAGCACAACATTTAGCGTTAACTGGAATGCATCAGGCTCTAACTATACAGCATTTAATACTGCTTCATCAACAGGAAATGTTGGTTCCTACAAGCAAGTATTATATCCATATCTTTATGCTCCTGAAGTTGCAGTAATTACAGCTATTAATACTAGCACAAATGTGATTACAACAGCTGCCGCACATAACTTCCAAATTGGTCAAGAAGTTGGTTTTCATATCCCAAATCAATGGGGTACAACTCAATTAAATGAGTTACCAAACATATTAATTCCAGGATCTCCTCAATACTTCTATGTAATTGCTCAAACGCAAAATACATTCACAGTATCACAGAGTTTATCTGGATTTACTGCGTTTAATCCTAACCAAACATTTGCAAGTTTCCCAGGTCTTAAATTTCCTGTGGTTGTGCCTGTTGGTGATGTTAACACTGGTGGCGTTCAGATTAGTGCAGGATCTCCATTGTATCCTTCTCCATTATTATTTAATGGTTCAGGAACAACACAAGTTCCAACAATCAATGGACCTGCAATCATAGGATCTTTTGTGAATAATACTTCACAAGGATTTATTGTCGGTTCAGGTGCTGCGGTTGGAGATGTAGACGCTCATCTAGTAGGTGCTGCTGCAGATGTTATATATTGGAGAGCTTATTTTTCCGATATGGCTGTAAACTAAATATTGTAATTAAATATTTAGTTTGGCACTTTCGGGATTGGGTAACAACTCAATCCCGAATAGGTTTTTATGTCATCTCCAATATCTGGGCCAATTCCTCCTTATGCGAATCTTCCAATCGAACCACAAAACTATCAGCCTAGACGTTTTCAGATATCTGATATAACAAGAGGTATAACAACAGTTATTACAACTACAGCAAATATGGATTACGTTATCAGTCAGCAAGTGAGAGTGCTAATTCCAAATGGTTATGGTTGTACTCAAATATCTGGTAAGGATGGATTCGTTATCTCTATTCCTTCACCTAATCAAGTGGAAGTGACAATCAATTCAACAAAAGCAGATCCGTTTGTAAATACATCTTTAGCACAAGTTCCTCAAATTCTGGCCATTGGAAACATAGAAAATGGCCAAACTAATACAGGCAGAACTGGGAATATAAACTATACCCCAGGAAGCTTTATTAACATATCACCCCAATAGGTAAAACATGAGCAAGAAATTAGATGCAGAAACTGAAAAACTACAAAAACAATTTGATAAATTTGATGAAGAAGTCAAAGAAATGACTTTAGATCGTATGAATACAGCTCCTAAGCAAGAAACGGAAGAGCAGACTAAACTTTCATCTTCTCAAATTGAGAAATCAAATCAATTGTATTTAAAACCGAAACGTACGATCTCTTCAAGGGAGAAATTTAATGAACGATTCAGAGAAGATTATAACTTTCAAAAAGAGTATGTCAACTTTATCGCTGAAAATCATGAGATCATTGGAGAATCCATCGAAATGTGGTCGAAACCCTTTCCAGGTGTTAATTGTGAAGAATGGATTGTTCCAACCAATAAACCAGTGTGGGCTCCTAGATATGTAGCAGAACAAATCAAATCCAAATCTTATCATAGATTGACAATGACAAATCAAGTAAATAGTGGAGATCAACAAGGCACCCAGTATTACGGAACAATGGCAGTTGATACGACAATTCAAAGGCTAGATGCAAGACCAGTAAGTTCAAGAAAATCTGTATTTATGGGATCAGGTACATTTTAATGAACCTTTTACAAGACATTATTACTTATGTTCGTAGAATCATAAAGACTCCATCAAGTGCAGTAATCAGTGATGCTTTGATTATTGATTATATCAATCGTTTCTGGATCATGGATGTTGATGCAAGGATGCAGCTTTTTGATCTAAAAACGACATATCAATTTGAAACACAGCCAAGTGTTGATAGATATAATATGCCACTCTATGAATTACAGAGTGAACCTGGCGGTCAAGTCATAGGAAGATATCCGGTTTATCAAGGCTTTTTAGGCCCAGCATTCATTAATGGAATACAAGTCCCTTTTAATACAGGTGAAAACGATTTTTATAATATTTGGCCTAATATTGTTCAGCAGTTAACTGTAGTTGGTACAGGTAACGGAAAAAATGGCCCTTATACACTAACATTTCCAATAGCTCCAAATAATCAAACGCCACCAAACCCACCCCTACAAGCACTTCTTAGAGGTCATATTGATATGGCTGGTATACTTAAATATGCAAATGATTTTGGAACTTATGAAGATCCTCCCTTAATTACATCTACACAAATAACAAATGGTAATTCCTTTATTCAAAGCATCCCAGTAACAAGTGTTGATCCTGCTGTAATTATTACATCAACAGATGTAACAGGCAAAAACGTTGTTGTAACAGACTCTGGAGAGTTTTTACAGTCTAACATCAATTATGGATTATTAATGAATCCAGGTAATGCTCCATTTGGAAATACTCAACTTCCAGGTCCTGCGGGTGCAAATTATAGCACATCTCTAAATACCATAAATTATCTAACTGGTGTTGCAACCCTTAATTTTCCAGTAAATATTCCATCTGGAAACACAATCAGCGCTCAATGCTATTATTTTCAATGTGGTCTTCCTCGTTCTATGCTTTATTATAATAATACTATTACACTAAGAAGCCCACCTGACACTCAATATACTGTAAGACTAACAGCATATCTAACACCTTCTGCATTTCTAGTTTCCTCTCCTGCCATTCAGTTCGCTTACATGTGTGAATATATAGCAAGAGGAGCTGCGAGAAAGATATTAGCAGATACAGGAGATATCGAGCAATTTAATTTTTATGAATCCTTATTTAAAGAGCAAGAATTACTTGTTTGGAAGAGAAGTCAGAGACAATGGACATCTACAAGAACTCAGACAATCTATTCACAAGGAATAAACCAAGGTCAATCAGGATTTAATAACATAGGTGGGTCGACAATATGACAATTTCTTACAATCTAAACATTCCGGATAGGCCAAACAATCCTTCGGTTGATCAGCCAAGAATGAAAACTAATACAAACTCTATTAGTCAAATTATCGGAATCGATCATGTAACTTTTAATACACCACCACCTGGATCTAATCCAAATGAAAAAAACGGCTATCATACAGTTATTCATCAAACCTTGCAAGGATCAGATCCAGCAGCAATAGTTGGAATAAATCAAATATATAGCAAAAATGTAACGATTACAAATAGTGGTGGAACATTTACAGATACTCAATTGTTTGCAAGAACTGGTCTTGGGGGAATACAACAAATAACAGGTAGCAGTGCTAGTGCAAATGGATTTTCTTTTATAGCAGGAGTGATTTTGCAATGGGGAATAGTAAATGCTCCGCTTGGTTCTGGAACAGTAACTTTTAACACAGCACCAAATTTCACTTTTCCAAATGCAGTTTTTACAATTCAATTATGTCCAAGAAATGACGGTGTACATTCTGCTTTTACGTATTATCTAGACGGTTTACCGACACGATTTGGATTTAATTATAGAGGGTCTACAACAGGTAGTAATTCATTATATTGGTTTGCAATAGGAAATTAAATGGGACAAAAAATTGTAGTTGGCCCAGGAATTAATCGAGGTTTAAGGACAGATGTCACTCCATTTAATATGGATAATGATTCATTTCCAACTCTTATTAATGCATATCAATGGCGTGGAAGGGTTAAACGTAAGCGAGGAACTTCTCTTTTAAACAGACTTACTAGACAAATTGATACGAAATCAGCGGGTGTTAGTGGAGCATCTCCTTGGACATTTAATATTTTTACTGTTACTGGAATCACTCCTGAACCTAATGCGTCTATTACTCCCGGTTCAGTTGAAATATTTTTTAATCCTATAACAATTACAGGTAATATTGTAGCTCCTGGATATACTCTGGCTACAGATTGCCAAGTTTTTACAAACACTACAGCTGGTTTATTCTCGGGATCACAAGTTTTTATTTCTGGGGTTACTGTCGTTCCTGGATCAGGCCCTGATTTAATTAATGGTGGCCCTTATAATATTGAGTTGATTAGTGGAACAAGTTTTAAAATTAAAGTTGATTCACATGGGTGGGGTACATGGTTAGCGGGTGGAGTATGGACAAATACAACTGGTGGTGATGTTACATTTATAGATAATGGAGATGGAACTTTAACCGGATCTACACCTGGAAATTCTGGAACAATTAATTATGCTACTGGGAGTGTAACGCTCATAACTACAGAAGCAGCAGGAACAGCAGTTGATATTGCATTTAATTATTATCCTTCATTGCCTGTTATGGGTTCAGAGGATTTAATTTTAGATCCTACTCAATTTCCTGGTACATTAGCCTTTGATACAAAATATTCTTATAATATTGTAACAGCTAGTCCTTATCCTATTTATGATGTAAACTTTTATAAAAATCCACCAGCTGATCTGATTAATCTTCCAGGTTATATCCCAAAAACTACGCCTACTTCATTTGTTTGGAATGGAAAAGATTACCAGCAGTTTTGGACTGTCAATTATGAGAATTCATTATGGGCAACGAATGGTATACAAGTTCCATTTAATCAAAATAATGTTGGAATGCAATTCAAAGCAATCACAGGAGTTGCAATTATAGCAGCTGGCCCACCCGCCATTGCAAATCTAACAATAATAGGTCATGGATTAGTAGTTGGGGATTTTGTATTCATTAATGAAGTTGGAGGTATTACTGGAATTAATTTCCAAACCGGGTATGTAACTGTAGTAGTAAATGCAAATACAGTCACAGTTGAATTTCCTAATGCAACATTAGGAGGAGCATATACTTCTGGTGGAATAGCTCAATATCTCACAACTAATTCAGATCCTACAAAAGATAATATTAAGTATTATACAGGAGATCCAACTTTTGGAAGTGGTGAAGGATGGGTTAACTTTATGCCACCTTTATCTCAAAGTAATTTTTCAGTTGGTAATCTTCCTTTGGCTCAGTATTATTTAGTGACAGCAAGAATGATTATTGACTTTAAAGATAGACTATTGTTTTTAGGTCCTGTTGTTCAAACATCTGGCGGAGCTGTATTTTATCTTCAAGATATAGTTATTTATAGTCAAAACGGAACTCCTTATTATACCGCGTCATTTACGGGAGCTGTAAACCTTCCAACTACGATATTTCACCCTTTATTAGTTCCTGCCAATCAAACAGCAACTGCAAGTGCTTATTTTGAAGATCAAACTGGATTTGGTGGTTTTATATCGGCTGGAATTTCTCAACCTATAACCACTTGTGCTTCAAATGAAGATGTATTAATAGTAGGATTTTCATTTACTAAAGCTAGATTGACATATACAGGAAATGATCTAGTACCATTCCTTTTCTATGTGATCAATTCAGAACTAGGAGATGCTTCTACATTTAGCATTATTAATATGGATGAAGGTGTTCTTAGTAGAGGTACTCGTGGATATATAATGTCAAGTCAAGTTAAAACTCAAAGAATTGATTTGGAAATCCCAGACCAAGTCTTTCAGATCGATTTGACTAATAATGGAAATGAAAGGTTTACCGCAGTAAGGGATTTTATTAATGAGTGGGTATATTTTACGTATAATTCTAATAGTCGTGATTTTACATATCCTGATCAAACTCTGTTTTACAATTATAGAGATAATTCATGGGCCATATTTGATGAAACTTATACCACATATGGATATTTTAGACGGCAAACAGGTTTTACTTGGGCTACTGTTGGTTTAATTTATCCAACATGGGCTAGTTGGAATGAACCATGGGATGCTGGAGAATCTACATTACTTCAACAAGAGGTGATCGCTGGTAATCAACAAGGATTTGTCATCGTAAAAGACGAAGGAACAGGAGAGGCAACATCCCTTTATATATCTGCAATAGATGGAACAACAAATACAATAACGAGCCCAAGTCATAATTTAGAGCAGAATCAATGGATTATTATTACTGGGGCACTTGGAACTATAGCACCATTTGTTAATGGAAACATCTTTCAAGTTAAAACAATAACAACCGATACTTTTACTGTTACGGAACCCTTATTTGGTGTTCAAACATATTTTGGAGGAGGTTTAATAACTATTGCCTATGTTCCTCAAATACAAACCAAACAATTTCCAATCGCTTGGGAAATGGCTAGAAAAACAAGACTTGGGCCACAACAATATTTATTTACTACAACTTCTAACGCACAAGTGACTTTACAGATATTCTTAAGCCAGAATGCAAATTATCCATATAACCAATCATCAATTGTTCCAGATCCAACAAGTACAGATACAGGTTTAATTTATACTCAAGTTCTCTACACATGTCCTGAAACTACAAATATTGGATTAACATTAGCAAATTCTAATCTTCAAATACAAAATGCAGTGCAACAAGCTCAAACTTGGCATAGAATGAATACTTCGTTGATTGGCGATACAGTTCAGATAGGATTTATTCTTTCAGATGACCAAATGTTAGATCTAGAATCAGATGGTGTTTTCTTTACGATTACTGGAATAACCACTGCAAATCCAGCTGTGATTACAGTTGCAAACACTATTTCGACAGGTCATGTAGTTAGAATTGATGGAGTTACTGGAATGACTCAATTAAATGGAAATGAATATAATGTCATTTCAGCCGATGCAACTTCTGTGACATTAAATCTTGATTCGTCTACTTTTGATCCATATATTTCTGGTGGAACTATTACTGTGGTTACCGGTGTAAATGCATTTGCGGAGATAGAGCTACATTCCTTTATTTTAGATGTGAATCCATCACAGATGTTGGTGTGATATGTTTAATATAATCAACACAATGCCTTATCTTCAAACATCTAGAGAGTTCCCTGAAGATATATCTACTCTTGTTGTAGAAGTTAATAAATCCTACTTAGAGATAGCCCAAAATTTAAATGCAAGAACTATAGGACTATTTTCAACGAATAGGGCAGCCATTACAGGTGAAGAGTGGTTTATAACATCAAGAAAGCAGCAGTCTTTAAGACAGGTTTATAATGTTCCATCTGGAATAATCACAGGTTCTACAATAGATATTGGATTTAAGATTGCAAACATATCTCAATTTAGTCCTAAAACCTACGGTGTTTTCACCAACGGAACTGATTGGTATGGTTTAATCTTTGCAAGTAATGTTTCAATTGCAGGGCAAATATCTTTCTTTTTACATGTAAATCCAGGATCTACAGTTTCAGATCAGATTGTGTTTGAAGTAGGAGCAGGAGCACCAGCAATAACATCAGGTACGATTGTTCTTGAATGGCTAGCCTTTGTGTAATACAATTATTTTTAAAAGAGGTATTTTATGAATTCTATGTTTGGCGGTCAAGGTGCAGCACCAACAGGTAAAACTAAATCAAATACATCCACTGGTTTTTATAAAGAAAAAGTTCCTTCTGGATATTCTAAAGGGAAGTTACAACAATTTACCCCAGAACAAATAGATTTATTTCAACAATTATTTGGTAATTTGGGTCCTGATAGTTTTACATCTAGATTAGCTGGTGGCGATCAAAGCCAATTTGAACAATTAGAAGCACCAGCACTTAGACAGTTTGGTGAATTCCAAGGTGGTTTAGCTTCTAGATTCAGTGGAATGGGAGGAGGAGGAGGTGGTGGTCAACAAGCATTAAGTTCTAGAAATAGTAGTGGTTTTAAGAATGCAGCAAACCAACAAGCATCTGATTTTGCACAACAATTGCAATCACAACGTATGGGATTACAAAGAAATGCTCTTAGCGACCTATTCAATATGAGTAATGTATTACTTGGTCAAAAGCCTTTTGAGAATCTTCTTACACAAAAACCACAAGAAACTTCATGGGCAGAAACAATAGGAAAATTTGGTGGGATGGTCCCAGGTTTAGTAACATCTTTATTCAAAGGTGGTGGATCTGCTGGAGATGCGTTTAAGGGTGCTTCTCAAATTCCTGGAGCAATTATGGGAGCAACTGGCGGTGGTCCATCTATTCAATCGACAGGACCTGGTATGAATAAAATGTTTAGTCAAAGTAATTGGGGGTAATTTAAAATGGTTCAAGTATTACAAAATAATAAAAAACCCTCGTTTAGTGAGCAAATTAGCAGAGGAATAGATGCTGCAATTCCTGGGATTCAAGGATTTTTGCAACAAAGAGAAATGCAACAAACCCAACAGGCACAGGCAAGAGCTTTACAACAAGCTGGAATAGATCCAAGCGTATTAAATTTACCTCCTGAAGCTAAATCCGAGTATTTCAAGAATGCTTTTACAAAAGAGAAGGGATTAAACCCTTTACAATTATCTCAAAAAGATTTGATAGATAAAAAGTTAAAATATGCAGATGAATTAGAAGGAAATGTTTCTGGAAAAGATGAATCATCAGAAAATATGCTTACATCCAATAAAGATTTAAATAGGTTAGAATTTGAAGAAAAACCAAAATCAAAAAAGGCAAAAAGTAAAGAAATTTATGATCAAGAACTAATCCCAGAAGAAAAAATTCAAAAAGCAGCTCTTGTTTTTCCTGCCGTTGCTACACAGATGCAGCACCATAATGATAAAGTTTTAGCTGAAAGACGTCATAAAGAAGAAATGGATTTTAAAAAGTCAGAAGCAGGAAAAAAACATGAATGGAATATTCATTCTGAAAGCCAAAAATATGATGAAGAAATTCAACATAATGCTAGAACCGCTAAAAAACAAGTTATGGCTGTACAAGACATAGAAAAGGCTGTTGCTTCTGGAAAAGTTAAACCATCTTCGTGGACAAATATTTTTAAAGGATTTGGTGTTATTGGTGATAAAATTGCCAATGCAATTATGAATAAAGATGAAGCAACTCTTTTATCTTCAATTCCTCAATTGCTAGAAGGTTGGAAACAAGTTTTTGGAGTAAGATTAACTGATGCGGATTTAAGATTATTGGAAGATAAACTCCCAGGTCTTGGTAAATCGCAAGAAGCTAATAAAGCGGTTTTGAAAATAATGAAAAAATATTCTGATCAAACACTTTTAAGAGAAAAAATAGCATCAGAAATTAAATCTAAAAATAAAGGAATGCGACCCTTAGATTTTGCAAATAAAGTAGAAACAAGATTCGATGAAATGACGATGCCCATAAAAATAAAAAATCCTCATACAGGAAATGTTATTGAAGTACCTGCATATAAAGTTGGTGATTTTATAGAAGATGGTGGGGTTATTGTAAATGAGTAAAGCAGATTGGGGATTATATGATACAGCGGATAATACTTATGTTGCTCCTTCAAAAAAAGTAGAATCTGTCAAATCAAAACCTGAAGTTGATTGGGATGCATATGATCAACCTCAACAAGAATTAAAAAAGAAACAAGAAGACACATTATTTGAAGGTCTTAAAGAACAAGCAAAAACATTTTTAAAAAAACAAGAAGAATATGGCAAAACTGCTTTAAAAGGTACTGCAGAAGGTATAACTCAATTAGGTCGAATGGTTTCTCCATTACAAGATCTTAATGTAGAACAAAAACAAACAGAAGCTTTAGATAAATTACTTCCAACTGAAAATGAAGAGTTTGGTCAAAAGGCATTGAGAAGGGGATTAAAACAGGCTCCATCTGCAATTGCAACAGGTGGTGGATCTGCTTATATTCAAGGTGCAAAGGCATTAGGAGCAGGCATCTTAGGAGAAAGTGCAAAAGAATTAGATTTACCTGAATGGGCACAAACCGCAGCTGAATTAACAGCTTATATTGGCCCAGATGTAACTAAAAAATTATTAGCATCTGGAAAAGACAAAAAACTCATAGAATTTGCAAAAAAAATGGGTATGACAGACGAAGAAATAACACCTTTGATTCAGTCTGCAAATAAGCAAAAATGGCTTTCTAAATTAGCTCATAAGAAAGGAAAAACAGAAGAAGTATTATCTAATACTAAAAAAGCACTTGGAGATATTGGAGATTTTATAAAGGAATCACCACAAGCAGCAAAAGAAGTATCTGAAAAAGCAAACGGGAAATTAATCAATGGTATTTATAATAAACTTAATGAAATGCCTAGTGAGTTACGAGGAAAAGTAGAAAAAGACTTATCTCAATTATTAGAGAATAAAATCACTGGTCGATCTCTAATGAAATTTTGGAAAGATTTAAATTCTCATTTTAAACATGATAGAGCACAATTATCAGTTTTAAAAGGCCCTATAAAAGATGCAATGAAATCTATATCACCTGAATTGTCTCAAGACTTCGAAATGCTAAATAATCTCTATTCTAAATATTATCCAATTGCTTCTAAACTTAAGCCAGGAATAGCAGATAATATTGTTGCAGCAGCAGAAATTATTGGTGGTTTAGCAAGTGTTGTTCGAGCTGCAATGGGAGATTTTTCGGGTATTTTGGCATTTGCAACGGAACAAGGAGCTAGACATTTAGCAAAAGAAATGCTTATTAATCCTAGGTTTCAGCAAATCGGTTCAAAATTAGTCATTGCATTTAATCAAAATAAATTTAATTTAGCTAGAAAACTTCTTTCTGAATTTAAAAAAGAAGTGTCAAAAATAGATCCAAAATCAGCTTCAAAAATTGAAGAATTGACTGAGGAAGAATTCAAGGAACTTCTCAAGGCACAACATTAAATACGATAAAAGTTCCTACAAATATTACAATAATAAAAATCATCTTATCTCTCCTTATGATGCATCATCATGTGATGTTTAAATTCTTGATCTTGTAAAGCGAGCTTTACATGAAAATCTTTAGTTTCTTTCAACATAGCATCCTTAAATGCATCAATAGATCTTTGACAATGTAAATAATCTGTTCTACTTTGTCTTACAGTCCATAAAAATAAACCTAAATTTGCTAAAACAATCGTTCCTACTTGATACCATTCCATCTTAAACCTCCTATTTGACTTTAATCTTAACATACTTATCCTTAAAAGAAAAGGAAAAGGAATTTATTGATATTTCATTCTTAATGTTGTCATATAATTAAAAATTAAGATATACACCAAACTGAAACTCAGAGGTATAACAAATATGAATGAACAAGTACAAGAAAATCAAGCACAACCATCAGACAAAGAAATAAACTTCCGTGCATTTGAAGCTAAAATGCAAAAACAACTCGAAGCCGAAAGAGGCGAAAGAGAACGTCTTCAAAGAGAACTAGAAACAATGAGAAATAAACCTCAAGAGGATGATGAAGATGATAGTTCAGAACCATACGTCGATCATAGAAATCTTAACAAAAAGCTTGCAAAACATGGACAAGCGACGCAAAGCGAAATTCAAAAGGCGATGGAACAAGCTAAGTATTCTGCTAAAGAGGAATTAAAACAAGAAATGTGGTTAGAAAATAACCCAGATTTTTATGACACTTTAAAACATGCAGAAAAGTTTGCTCAAAGAGCACCTAAACTAGCTGAGAGCATATTGAGAATGCCAGATGGTTTTGAAAGACAAAAATTGGTATATGAAAATATCAAAACTCTTGGAATAGATAAGCCTGAACAAAAGCCATCCTCAATACAAGATAAAATAGATTCTAATAAAAGAAGTCCTTACTATCAACCTACAAATATGAATCCAGGCCCTTATTCATCTTCAAGCGATTTTAGTCCTACAGGACAAAAAGCAGCTTATGATAAGATGCAAGAGCTTAAGAGCAGATTGAGGATATAATGTACGATAAACTTCAATCTTCTTTATTAGCTTATGTAATTATGATGGTAATTGCATTTGCTATTTTAGCATTTTCAATCGCCGGATGTACCTATTCCATAAATATGGTTCACACTCAAGGTAAGGCAGATGATGTGATTGATGAAACATCAAGTGCTACACCTAATACTGACATTACTTTACCAATATCTAAGATATAGAGGTCAATATGAAATACCCAAAACCATTTGGTGATAGAATTCTTGTAAAAAGAAAAGTTACTGAAAGAAAAATCGTTATTGTAAATGATATAAAGAATGAGGGAACAATTGTAGCTATTGGTGATGGAACAACACAAAATCCTATGACTTTGAAAGTAGGAGATGAAGTTTATTACCAATCTTTTCGTGTTGAAGAAATGCAGGTTGAAGAAGACAGAGATGGTTGCTATCTGTTGATGACACAAGCAGACGTTTTAGCGATTTTAAATTAAAAATTGCTTTGAAATCTCTTGTTTAAATAATCTACCGGATTGTGTTTATATGGACTATATACAGTAACTTTATGTGTAGCCACGCAGTATCTTAAAGCATCCATTGCGTGGTCTGCCTTCTTAACAGGTGCATCATCGCCTTGTTTTGATTTCTTATCATCCCACACATATGTTTGAATCTCACGTATGGTATTTTTGCACTCTCTTAAAACAAGTAAATTTCCATCAGCCATTTCACTTGTTAATTTCTGGATACCATTGAAGACGTCATTGTTAGCGTCTATGACATGCATTCCTCTTTTCTGTAGATCTAAACGCAATGCAGCTGCACTAGGATCGATATAAATACATTTTGGCCCATAGGGTTCTAAAAACTCTTTAATATCATCTGCAAGTTCTGAAACAGGTTTTTGACGGCCTTGTTTTCTGCTATCCCAATAATATTCTTTTTCTACCCACATTTTCTTACCACGTTGATTATTCATACCAGAATAAACACCTATTAGCAGACAAGCTGTAGCATTGCTAATTCCATAGTCAATACCTGCTATCCAATAGTCTGCACACTCTGGGGGTTTATCAACTACATGGATTTTAAGATCAAAGAAATCAAAGATAGCACCTTCTGCTAAACACCACAAACCGAGATAATCTCGCTTATAAAAAATACCATTCTTATTGGAAGCTAAACGTTCTTTGTAGTCTTCTGGAACATAAGGATTATCTTCCAATGTCCAATGCATTTGATAATAGTTTTTATCTCCTTCATCTGCTTTATCAATCCATTGTTTAATGATATGATCAGGATAGGTTGGGTTACATGTCACAACAGCTTTTGACCATGGACAACTCAAACGCTGATCTAAAATTTCGATGATAGAAGGCGGATAAAGAGTGATTTCATCGCAATATAGTAAAGACATAGTTTTACCACGAATAGCCCTAACAGCGCCTTCATCTTTGGCCCCTAATATTTTTATTGTTTTATCTCTGTAAGTTAGAACTCTATTTCCTGTTGACCAACTACAAAATGGCCTGAAAATTTCAAATTGAGGACTTTCAAACAGAAGTTTAATCACATTATCATACAATGTTTCACTTGTATGGCCGATCATATATATTTGTGAATCTGGACAAATAGCCGCTTGATGTAAGAACCAAAAGAATGTGCCAACTGTTTTACCTGTTCTTACACTACCTTGAGCAATATTCCATTTTGCATCAGCATTTAATACGAATTCAAGTTGCTTTTTGGAGAGTAAATCTTGCATATTGTCCTTATAAATGGAGTCAAAAATGAAAAATATAGCAAAGTGCAAATTGTGTGAAGAAATAATTGAAAGTCTGTTTTTAGAAGATACGGTAAATTGTAAGTGTGGAGAGATATCTATTAGCGGAGGAGAGTTAAAAAACTGGTGTGCTGCTAAAAGCTGGGATAATTTCTTAAGAATCGATGATGAAGGAAATGAGATAGTTCCTAAAATTGTTACAAAATCTAACGAAAATACTGAAGATGTAAAGCCGCTTTACACAGAAAAACCTAAACGAGAAGAAATGATTCAGATGTTAGATATTATGATAAAAGGAATAGAAGATCTTCCACAGCAAGCTATGACATTACCAGTTAATCAATATGATTTGCTTTCGTTTATGTTGTTGATATCGAACATTTTGAAGGAGAAAAATGAGTAATGAAAAAATAGAAGAAAAACTAGCAAGATTAGAAACCCATATTATAAATTTGATAATTCCGATTCAGGAAATTTCAGAGTTTATGAGAGATAAAAACTATCGGTCATCTGTTCTAGAAGTTCTTAATAAAATTTCAAAAAGTCCTCTAAGTATAAATGAATTACCATTTCAAAATTTAGTGAGAAAAATAAATGAGTTTGAAAGCAATTTAAATGTTTTAAAAGAAAAATTAGATTTTCATAATTTTGAACAAACATTAGGCGAGATAAAATACATAGGAAAAAGATTACTTGCTGTAGAAAATTCATTAAAAAAATTGGAAGAAAAAGGATTAAAAAATGATTTTCAACTAAAGATTCAATATAATAATGTGGAAATGATTGAAAGTGAAAAAGAAGAAAAAATAATCCATAAACCAATATATTATGTCGAAGATATATTAAAAACATTGAAATATAAAAATTTTAAAGAAGTAGTTAAATTAAGGCTTGGTTTAGAAGGAAATAAAATACATACTTATGTAGAAATAGGTAAAAAATTTAAATTAACAGGAGAAACAATAAGAAAAAAATTTAATAAAGCTATAAGAATGTTAAGACACAAATCTAGAATGGATATGATCAAAGAATGTGATTCAGAAATTCTAAAAAAGGCTGTATTGGAATCGTAAAATAAGCTGGTTTTTATTCCAAAAAGGTGATAAGATCTCCTAAAAATAAGGAGATTTTATGGCAAATAAACCAAAAACAAATTTACCGATTTATATAACAGACAATGTTATTAAAAGATTTTGGGAAAAAGTAGAAAAAACAGATTCATGTTGGTTATGGAAAGCTGCTATTAACCCATCAGGTCATGGTGTTATTAAAATTGATGGTTCTAATAGAGGCGCCCATCGAGTTTCCTATGCTATTCATCATGGTGAAATTCCAGAAAATCTATTCATATGTCACAAATGTCCGAATGGAGACAATCCTGCTTGTGTGAATCCAGATCATCTATATGCTGGAACTCCTGAACAAAATTCTATCGATGAAGTAAGAAAACAAAATACAAGACATTTTAAATGTGCTAATCCTAGTAAATTTAATGGAGTTAGATATGATAAAACTAGACAAGGGTGGATTTCTTATGTATATGTAAATAAAATTTTAATTGATATAGGAAGGCATGTTTCTGAGGTTGATGCCGCTAGAAATCATGACAGAATTCTTTATATGAAATATGGTATAAAGGATAGTTTAAACTTTCCGTATGAATACAACCTAAGTGACTGATACTTATGAGTTTCTATTATCCCCCTTGGAATAACTCTCTGGAGCCGAATCAAGGCAACGTTAGACAGTGGCTTGACAATCTATACTCGAAGTTTCAACCTATAGAACAATCACGTTGGAATCAATCCAATATTGATACCCTTTTCTATGCAGGCAGCCAATCCTTCGTGAATCGGTACTTTAATTTTAGTCCGACCTCGTCGTATCAGCAATATTACTTCAATCTAATTCAGCAACCAGTCAACATGGTTACTGGGTATGAAAGACAACACCGTAAAAACTTTACGTATATTGCGACAGAAGGTGCTGATCCTAGAACTACTGATCAATATACCAAGTTGATGACTCATGTCACAAATGCTGGTGCTATTCATGAACAGAAATCAAAAGCTAAGGAATTATCTGCTGTTTCTGGTATGGTTCTTATGCAACCTTATCTTGATTTTTCAGGTGATGATCAAGCACAAGGGACATTAAAAACCAAAATTTGGGAATATAATGCGTTTCTCGTTGACCCCTATTTTAGATCGCCAGACATGTCTGATGCACAATTTGTCTGGTGTCAAGAATACATTTCTAAAAAAGAAGCTGAAGATCGTTTCCCAGACAAACTCGAAAACATTGCTCCAATGGCCGGATCTCCTCAAAGATACGGTTCGTTTTATTTTCTACCAGAAAACTACAACATGGCCAGGAATGATCTTATGGTATTGTCGTATGTATGGTATAAATGGAAAAGAAAAAAGAAGCGTCTTTACAGCCGCTCTCGTAATCAATTTTTTGATTTTGCCGGAGGTGATGGGCAATTAGAAAAGATTCTTTATTCAATTGATGATATGGAAGAGGTAACTGTTGATGTTCCTACTTGGAAATTGGCAGTCGTTCTTAACGATCAACTTATGTATCAAGGAGACAATCCACTTGGTTTCGATGACTGTCCATTTATTCCTTATTATTGGAATTATGAGCCTCATATCAATTATTATGATTTACGTGTTCGTTCGCTCGTTAGAACAATGAGGGATCCTCAGTTTTTGGCAAATCATAAGATAATCCAAAATAACGATATAGCAGCAGCTACAATTAATGTAGGATGGAAAAGAAAGGTCGGAGCTGTAGCCAACGAAGATAATCTTAAAAAATCTGGTCAAGGTTGGGATGTTATCATCAATGAAGGTTATGAACTTACGGATTGTGAAAAAATCATTCCTAGTGCAGTTCCTGAATCTGATTTAGCATTAGCACAACAGATGATTGACCTTATTTATGCAACATCTGGAATTAACCTTGAGAACTGGTCTGGACAACAAGATAAGCAAACAAGTAGTCTTACAGTACTTCTTAAACAAGCCGCTAATTTAATGGTATTTCAGAAATATTTTGATCAGTGGGATTTTTCAGATAAATTGCTTGGAGATAGACTTCTTAAAGTTGTTTTAAATAATTGGAATGCTGAAAAAGTGTCCTTATATATAGGTGAAGAACCAAGTCCACATTTTTATTCTAAAGTTTTTGCTAAATATCAAACTATTGTTGAAGAATCAGACCTCACACCTACTCAACAGAACCTTCAAGCACAACAGATGTTAGATATTAATCAGACATTTGGTAGAGAAGTATTCCCACCTTCTATGATTATTCCTAAATTGAATATCACAGGAAAAGGGGAGATTATACCATTCCTACAGCAACAAGAACAGCAAATGCAAGCTGCACAATCTGAAGAAATGAATATTAAACATGCATTTGAAGAAGTAAAACTCAAAGAATTGATGTCAAGAGCCACTGCAAACATAGCTACAGCTAAGGAAAGATATGGTAGATTTGAATCTAATATTGGACTTCTAGAAGAAAGAATTTCAGAAGTTTCAAAAAATCGTGCGTTGGCAACAAAATCTAAAATGGAAGCTATTGAGAAAATGATGGATGTAATTGCTAAGTATGGAGAAGTCGAAACAGCATTAAAAGAAGCAGATATTCAATCTTATGACTATCAACAAAAAGCAATAGAAGATATGGAAAAAAATCAAGCATATAAAGAGTCTGAGTCTAATGAGTTCATGTCTAAATTAATGAATGGGGCACAAATTCCAGGGCAACAAAGACAACAGCCTCAACAAGGGCAAAATGATTTACAAAATCAACAACAAATGATATAAATAAATTTAAAAAGCTAAAATAGCTTAAGGAGAAAATATGGCAGGCGGACAGAAAATTGATGATCACAGTTTTTGGGCAGGTGGAAAATCAAAAGAATCAGTATTTCCTATGAATGCAAAAATGAAGCAATATACTAGTGCAGAAGGTGCTGGTGCTGAAAATGATTATGAAGACACTACAGAAAAAATCAAAGAGCAACAAATGAATGGGGATAAAAAAATTAAAGCCCATCCATTAAAACCTACTTATAGAAATTAATTTTGATGGCTTTTAAAATTTGGCCATTCCTTATTTTGAAGTAAGTCCATCTTTTTATGGGAAAGTCGTACTAAATATTAATACGCTACGTATCCAACCGTAGAGATGTAAGCGAAAATCTTACCTGACCCATCATTTTTATGATTACAACGTCTGATAATATCTATTAAGTTCCATTCATATCTACTCACACATACCTGTGAGCCTATCAAATTTTAATTTAACCATCTTGTAGTTTTTAAATACTTTACAAAACATCTTTTTTCTGTTTTAATTCAATTGTTATTATTATAAATTCCTCTACAAGTGCTTTTGGATAGGATGTCCATAGTTGTTGCAGCGGCATCCGAACTCATTTTATATTTTCTCATGATGTAAGTGATGGACATAGCACCCGATTCTTTATATTTCTTTCTTATTTCACAATCGATTTTTTTTAAATTCATATATTTTTCTCTAGATTTTTTGCAAAGGATATCCTATGGTATATTTCTTTGGAAAAAAAATCTAATAAATAAGGATATTTTATGACAGTTGCACAATATGCAGATTATGTTCAGGCTATTGGTATGGAAGATTTTCAAAGATATGAAAATCCTGGATTATTTGGAAACCTAAGTCTTGCGACAAATTTTACATGTACAAGACAGGGCTTGGGGGAAATAACATTTCAATTTACAGCAACACTTGGAGATAAAGATGTTGTTGGATGTACTATGGCAGCTGTTGTTGGTGCAACAATACTTCTTCCCATTTTCGGTCCTTGGATATATCCAACATTAATGGGCGTTGGTGCTGCAACTGATATAAAAAATATTACTATAGTAACGATCACAAAAGTTAGATTATCGAATGAATATAGAATTTGGAAAGGCCAACAAGTACAACATCAAGTCTCAGAGGTTTTTGAAATTTTCTTACAAGAAGATGGAACGTTGAATAATTTGATGTGTCCATATGCAAAAGAATTACCAGAAACCCCCGTTCTAGCCCCAGATGGTTTAACTTATGAGAAATCACATATCTTACAAAGAATAAGAACGAAAAAAGCAGGAGCCAATTCAGGAGCCTATTTACTCCAAGATTTTAATGAAAAAGATCTTACTTTTGATCTGAATCATTATTTAAAAGTCGCTAAAAGAATTAAAGTTCTCGTAGAAGAAGAAATTGACAGAAAAGATTTATGTCCTAATGATAGGAGAATCATTAAAGATGGTTTAATGGCCTATAAACATAATAGAGACCAAAATAATGTATTTATTTTCAATGAACTCGTTGAATTTCTTCAAGGAGAAAATAATAGTTTAAGGGACAAAGAACTAAAAGAATCGAAAGGTTCAGTATGGGATGTTAACGAAAAATATCATCAAATATTTCTTAAAAAACGGGCTGAAATTTATTCGTGTTTTACCCCATATAAAATTTCTATAAAGGATAATTAAAATGACCGAGATTCGTAAAATTCCAAGTGATATTTATATTGAAAGAGTTCAAGTTGTACCTGAACCAGCACTACGTGGTTTGTTTTCTGTAGATTCTTTTTTTTCTATTGAAAAATCTTTAATAGAATCCGGTAAGAGAAAAATCGGCGAAGGAAGAAAAATACAATTAGAAAGTGATTATATTTTTATAAAATTAATATTTAAAATTTCTTGTGTATTTTTTTGTATTTATATGGCATATCCCATGATATAACAATCATGGAGAAATTTTATGAAGAAATCAAAAGCAGCTCGTGACTTAGACGTAAATGAAAGAAAAGGTATGGGAAAAAACGATCATTGGGAAGTTAAAGTCCCTGCAACAGCAGAAGGAAAATTTTTGAAAAAACCTCTGTTTAACCATACAAAACAATCTTGTATTATTTGTAGGGGACTTCATTTTGATAATATAGAAATAGGATATGGCCCTGATTGGTATACTTATATGTGTGAAGAATGCATGGAAAAACATTCCAAAAAATGGGGAATAGAATTTGAATGAGTTTTTTTCTCACAAGGAATGAAATAATATTTAAAATTTCTTGTATATTTTTTTGTATTTATATGGCATATCCCATGATATAACAATCATGGAGAAATTTTATGAAAAGAGATGCAGAAAAAATTAATTCTAAGTCAGGTTTTTCAGATCTTATTAAAATCAAATCTCAAAGAGAAGAGGATAAACCAGTTGATGGGAAGAAATCTCCTTGGGATTTTAGATGTCCTCAATATGATCAAAGATCCTCTGTTTTCTTAAATGCAGGGACTGATTATGGAGTTGGACATAGACAACCAGTTGGTCATGAAGGTAATCCAAAACAAAGAGTGTCTACTATGCCATTTGGAAGACCAGAAACAATGATAGTGGATGAAACCTAATGACTTACGGCATGAAAGGTGGAGATGCTAATAGGCAACAGCCAAAGAAACCTGGTAAAAATAGATTTGCTCATACTGCTAATACTCCTTATGGTATGGGTGATAACTATGGTACTGGACTTAAAGCAAAACTTGGTAAAATAAGAGATGGTTATTCTTCCAATCCTGTAACACCTAAGAAATTAAAGACTCCTCCTAGAGGATTAGCTTAGAAGCCCCTTTAATTCTTTTTTGTCTTTCTGCATTTTTTGAAAGTTCTTTATAAATTTCATCAATCTTTTCGTCAGATAAATCATCATCATCCTTTTGATCTAATTTTTCTTTTTCGAATATGAAATTATGAATGCTATCACAAATGGTTTTATTTTCTGTAATATTTCCTTTTTGATATTGCTTCCAAAGTTCTTTTTGAGGAATTATCCAAATAATTTTGATAGTATCTGTTCTAGGATACGCTTTAAATAGCATTGAATTTTCTTGAGATTTTGGTTTAGTTAATCTCGGCTGCCAAATCATTCTCTTTTTAGATGGATCATTGTCTTCTGTTCTTGAATGGACAAATATATAAAATGAATGACTTCCAAATGGTCTTTGATTAATCAAATCTTGACAACATTCTCCAATATCGTTCTTTTTCTTCGTAAAATCAATAAATCTATCATGCGTTTCTAAACGATTGAGTTTCATTTTTCACCTATTTTTGTAAAATTCAATTTTTTTCTACACATTAATTCATATAGCAATTACTTTGAAATTTAAAAATAACCGAGGTTTTTTATGACGTTTCAGCCAGGCGCTAATTTATATACTCAAGGTTTTGGATCAAGACCTGAAAATGTTGAAGTACCACATGTCGATGTAAGAGCTCCGGCTGCAACGGATGTTAATTATCCGATCGGTAAAGTCTGGAATGATACTGTTGGATTAGATACTTATACTCTTATTTCACTAACTTCGGTTGGGGGTATTTTATCTGCTAATTGGATTTCTGGTGGTGCAGCTTTAGCAACAAACACAATAGCAGGAACTGTATTTCTTGCAACATTATCGCAACTTCAAAATGGTAATGCTCCAAGTGCTGATTATGTACCATCTTCTAATGATGTTAATGCGTTTGTTGCAGCAGCAATCCCGGGTGGTGGTGTTCCTGCAACTATAGCACAACAAGGTCTTGTGTATTTAGCAACCAATGCTCAAGCAGTAGCTGGAACGGCTGTTAACCCAAATACTGCATTAATTCCTTCGAATTTAGCTAGCGTTTTTGCAGCACCTCCGGCTATTGGTGGAACAACACCGGCAGCCGCAGCATTTACAACAATATCTGCATCCGGTGCTGTAACGTTATCAAGTACATTAGCTGCTGGAAATACAACAATTACAGGTACTTTAGGAGTTAGTGGAGCTTCTACTATTGCAGCACTTTCAGCTACATCCGGTGCTTTTTCAACAACACTTTCAGTTACTGGTGCTTCTACTATCGCGGCATTATCAGCAACTAGCGGTGCATTTAGCACAACTTTAGCAGTTACAGGAAATGCAACCATAGGCGGAACGCTTGGCGTTACTGGAACTATGACTATTAATGCAATTAATGCAACAAATGCGACATTAAGTGGAACTTTAGGGGTAGTTGGTCTTTCAACACTTGGAGCATTAACTCAAGTTGGAACTGCAAATATTAATGCCTCAGGTGCAGCAGTTACAACAATTGCAACTGGCGGAACCGGTGCTTTAGCTTTAGGAAACGCAACAGGGAATACAACACTCACCGGTAGTTTTTCTACTCTAACAGATGCAGGAACATTTGTAATAGGAACAGCTGGACAAACAGGAATAACAACAATCGTTTCAAGTACAGCAGCTAATAGTGTGCTAATCCAAAATGGTGTAAACGTCGGTGCTCAAGTAACTAGTATAAATAATGGTGCAGCAGCAGCGAATAGCACAGTGAATATTTTAAGCGGTGTAATTACAGCTGGAACTCAAGCGGTTAACATTTTTACTGGAAATGCAGCTGGTGGAACACAAACCTATAATCTATTTACTGGAACAAATGCCGGTGCGATCAATATCGGAACTGGTACAACAGGAGTTAAAACGATTGCTATTGGTGGTACGGCTGCAAACGTAATCACAATAGGAAATACTCAAACAACAGGATCCGTTGCAATTGGTAATGCTCTTACAAGCGGTACAGTTACAGTCGGAGGAACAGCAGGAACTGGATTAATCACAATTGGTCAAGCTACAAATGCTACCGGTCAGACAGTTTCTATTAATAGTGGTGCTTCAATTGCAGGAACTAATATTGTCAGCATATTAGCTGGGGCGACTCCTGCTGCTAGTCAAACTTTAAATATAATGACAGGTGTCGGAACAGCAGGTACTTATGCAGTCAATATTCTTACTGGAAATTCTACTGGAACTACACAAACGATATCTATTGGTACTGGATCTGCTCAAACTGATATTACTCTAGGCGGAACCGGCGCTAACGTAATAGCGATTGCTAATACTCAAACGGGTGGTTCATTATCTCTAGCTCATGCGATGACAACAGGAAATATTGTTTTAGGTGATGCTCAAACTTCTGGAACATTAACCATTGGTTCGACAGCTGCAGGAATAGGGGCTGTACGAATTGTAGATGGAACAGGCGCCCAAACTACGACGATAGCCACTGGCGCTGGCGCAAAAACAGTGACACTAGGAAGTACAAACACGACTAGTGCCTTGACTCTCCAAGCAGGAACTGGAGCTACAGGACTTAAATTGAGTGCTGCTGGTAACGTTCAAATGGTTCCGGCTACTAGTTCAACTGCTTCACCTACAGCTAGCGTCACAATGAATAACCGAGTTGGTTGTGCAACTTTTACTGGTTTTACAACAGCAAATGCAGGTGGAACTCAAGCTTATACAATAACAAACAATACAGTTTTAACAACTTCTTGTGTTCTAGTTACAGTTGCTAACTTAAATGCTTCTACGAATAACGCTCAAATAGGGATCGTCGGTGTCACTCAAGCGGCCGGTTCTATTATTGTTCATACTATAAATAATGGCGGTGGTTCTTTAGGTGCTGGCGACGACGTACATATTAACTTCTGGATACTCTCATAACATAAACTTAAGGAATATACACATGATTCAAAATAAAATACAACTCGAAATTAAAAAAGGTGAAAGATCCTATCAATTAAATATTTCTCCTGATTCCCCTTTAGGAGAATTATATGATGTCCTCTCAGAAATGAGAGGATATGTTTATACAAGACTAAAAGAAGTTGAAGAAGCTTCAAAAGCTCAAGATGAAAAACCTTTAGAGACTATAGAACCAGTTAAGGAGTAATATGTCGATTAATAATAGTCAAAGAGCTGGATTTCCAAATGAATTGTCAGGAGTAATGACAGGTTCTTCTGTATTAATAGGAACTCTTCTTTTTAATCCAGTATTAATCATTTTTGATAATCAAGGAACCGCTTCTGTGGCTATTTCTGTTAATGATTCAACAGGTGGAACTGTCTGGAAGACTTTTACACCTGGAGAAGCTCTAGTTTTAGATTTAAGAGATAAAGCTCATCTAGCTGCTAACTTTACTTTTGATATAGGAACTACTTTTCATGGAAATGGAGCCTCAGGAACATTTTCAATCTCCTACATTTATGCGAAGGAGCTTACTTAATGTCGCAGATTTATAAATCTCTTGCATCTGGGCCAGTCCCTCCATCTGTTCCTACTTCATTCGTGACAGATAGCGGAACAGCAGTTCCTGCTTTAAATATTTTAAATGTTTTAGGCGGCGGGAATGTTTCAACTTCTGGTTCTGGAAATACTATAACAATCACGGTCATAAATGATGGGTTTACATGGTCAGAACAAATAGTAAGTTTTCCAGCAGCCGTTCAAAATGGATATTTTTGTAATGCCGCTTTGACTGTTACTCTTCCTGCATCAGGTGGACTTATTCTTGGAAATACTATCATCATTTATAATGATTTTGGATCTTCTGTAATTGTTCAATGTGGTGTTGGTGAATCAATTCAATTTGGTAATAATGCACCTGTCGCAGGAGGTACTTTAACAAGTACTCTTAAAGGTGACATGATTGAGTTTGTTTTTAAACCATCAGATCTAACGTGGCATACAATATCTTCTGTTGGAACATGGACACCATAAAAATAGGTTTTTAATATGGGTGCAAATAATTCTTTAAATATTTCTGAAGCAGGATATGTAACTTTTGACGGCGTTAACACTTTTCATGGTCGTACATTTCAGCAAGGGACAGGAATAATTTTAACTAATGCAAGTGGTGTCGTAGGAAATACTACTATCTCTACCACAGCTTCATTAACGGATTTACATGCTCCAAGATTTATAGTAAGTAATACAGACCTAACACATGGTGCTAATTACGCAACCATTGCATCTGCTTTGTCAGCAGCGGTAGCACTTGGTTCGCCCCAAACAGTTTTTGTTCAACCAGGCACTTATACAGAAACTTTAACTTTAGCTTCTGGAATTAATATATGTGCATTTTCTTGCGATTCTAACACACCTAATGTAACAATAATCGGAGTTTGTACAGCTACATTTACAGGTTCTTGCAGCATTTCTGGAATCAATTTCCAGACTAACGGACTAGGATCTTCTATTGTTGTTAGTGGGTCTAATGCAACAGTCGTGAATTTAACAGGTTGTAATTTTAACACTACAAGTGGAACTTCTATATCAAATTCTGCATCAAATATAGCCGCTATCATCAATGTAAATACATGTAGAGGAGATATTTCTGTTGTTGGAGGGGGAAATGTAGTTTATCAGGTTACTGGAACTGGTACTATCAATTTTTATTCTTCTTATTTCACAAATTCTGGATTAGGAGTTTCTGCAAATGGATGTAGTTCAGGAGTTGTAAATATTTTTTCATCTTTATTTAGTAATGGGGTTGCGTGCACTGTCTCTGGAATTACAACAATTTTAGATTCTTCCGTTTTAAATTCTGGAATTAATACAGCATGTTTAGATCTCGTGAGTAATGTGGGAGGAACTATTACCTGCTCTAATTGTTATTTAGATTCTGGAACAGCCTCTGCAATTAGTTTAAATGGGTCAAATGCTATAGTTAATGCTTTAAATTCTACCCTCAAAACTTCTAATACTAATGCTATTGTCAGAGCAGGTTCAACTCCAACCATTAAATTTGGAAATTTAAGTTTTATAGGAACTTCTTCGTTAATTGATGCATTATTAACACAAGTTCCTTTTATATCTACAAATGATGCAGTGAAGATAAAATCTCCTGGTGCTTATCCCTATACTACAATTCCACAAGACACGGTAATTTTAGTAGATTCATCAAGCGCTAGAACTATTGTTCCTTTGGCCTCACCAACAACTGGACAAATGCACAGGATCAAAGATAACGTAGGATCAGCAGCAGCAAATAATATTACAATCACACCTTCTGGAAAAAATATTGATGGAGCAGCCTCATATGTCATTAATACAAATTATGGAGCTGTAGATATTGTATATAATGGCACTGAATGGAGTGTTCTTTAATGTCATATATTGGAAATAAATTAGTTTTTACTGGATCTATTAAATACGGAATAGATGGAACTGCAACTGGATCTACTTTAATTTTTACACCTACTGGAAATTTTACACCGCAAATAATCACTTTTGAATTGCAATCCACAACAGGTTTTATAAGTGTCGCCTCAGCAAGTATAGGAACAAACGGATCAAATTATAATAATTTATTACCAATAAGTGCTTTAACAGGTATACAAGTAGCAAATAATCTTTTATCTTTTTCTCTTACTTCCCTTATAAGTTCGATAACTGCTGGAACTGGAATATTTGTTAATATCACTACAGGAGCCATTAGCACTACATATGTATTAAAAGTAACTATAACAGGTATTTATAATTAAGAGGTTATATGGCTTACGGAGATGATGGAGCATCTATTAGTGAAGTAGATGGCTTCAATATAATGGGTTATTATCTATGAGGTTAATGTGTCAAATATAGGAATAGCAACTACAGGTAAAATATTACAAGGTGCAGGTACAGGAGCTAGTGCTACTTTTTCAACAGCTACATATCCATCAACAGCAACGGGAACAGGCAAAGTATTGATTGCGGATGGGACAAATTGGGTAGCAAGCACACCAACATTTCCTAATACTAGTGCTAGTAGTGGTAAGTTTATTATATCCGATGGTACTAACTGGATAGCCAGCACTCCTACAATCCCTAATACAGCAGGAACTAGTGGAAAAGTTCTTATCTCAGATGGTACTAATTATATTTCTTCTACCCCAACTTTTCCAAATGCAAGTGCAACTACTGGAAAGATAATTATCTCAGATGGCACTAACTGGATTTCTTCAACACCTACTTATCCATCTGCTGCCGGAACTTCTGGAAATATCTTAACTAGCAATGGTACTAACTGGACAAGTGCAGCCCCTGCAACATCTGGAACCGTAACAAGTGTCAGCGGAACTGCAAATCAAGTGGCCGTTGCAACAGGAACTACAACCCCTGTTATATCATTAATTGGCCCTTATACTCCTGCCACATATACTGCTCACGGAGTTCTTGTAGGAGAAGGTACAAGTTCAATTGCAGCGTTAGCAGCAGGATCTGCTGGACAAGTTTTACAATCTGGGGGAGCTTCTGCTGACCCAGCCTATTCAACAGCTA